TAAAGCAGATAGATACACACATGTTATTTATAGAAGTCCAGTAGATTTAGCAAAAGATATGCGTACAGGTATTTATGATGATATAGATTTACCTGATGCAACCTATCCTAGTCCTACATCTTTATCAGAAAAGATGGATACTATTTTAGGATTATCTCCTACAGATAATAGTGACCCACAATATACATTATTAGAACAACATTGTTATTTAGAAATAGATGAAGACTATGCTCTTCCCTACATTGTTACTGTGGAAGAGCAATCTAGAACTGTTTTAAGTATTAGAAGAAACTATAA